CAGAGCCACCGTCACCCCAGGTTCCATCGACTGCGGTCAGAGTTTCTCCATACTCAACAGTTCCAGACATTGATGTTCCGCCAGATGTTGTTGGAGCAGTGGCCCCTGCAAGTAGAGTAAACGACTGACTTACCGTGGCCGCTGCTACATATGAGTTATTAGAAGAACTGTTTGCGGAGATGGTGCAAGTTCCTGTTTGACTAGCCAAAACCGTCACCGTTGCAGTTGAAGTTCCACCACTATCAGTTGACGAGCCAACGGTGCATTTGCCTGTAGTGCTGGATGTAAAAGTAACCGACAGTCCAGAAGTGGCAGTGGCTGAGACAGTAAATGTCTGGTTTGACGAAGAGGTAACTATGTCGGCAGGCTGAGCGAAGGTAATAGTGTTTGCGCTGGCTACAGATATTGCTGAGTCAATATACATTGATGCACCAAGGACTTGACCGCCCGTTGCGTCATAGGAACCATTAACGAACCTAAATCTGTAATAACCAGTAGATGGGACTATGCCACTAGACGTAACCCAACCTTGGTTTTGCCCACGTCCATATGAAACCAAAGTTGAAGTAGCACTAGAGCCATAGTCGTATGTGTTTCCACTGGCTGAAACCCGAACCAAGTATCCGTATGCTTCGTAGTCATCACCACCACCAGCGGCGGCCCAGTCAAAAGAAATTGATTGATTTGCCGTAGCAGGAAACGGCTCGGTCCATATTTCTGGTCCAAACGCCGAACCGTATGTTCCATGATTATTACAAGTATTGGCATAGGAAATAGTGCCAGAAGAGAAGAGACGAATTACTCCACTACGTCCACCATATGCTTCTCCTGTAGATGTTGAGTAGGACAGGTTCTGGGTAGTCGCTTCTTGGCCTTCGTACAACTGCTGTTCTCGCGTGTAGTCCTTGTCGGTTACATAGGAGTAGGAACTATTGGATGCGGAGTCGGTGCCGGTCATCGTGTATGGACCAATCCCCTGCTTGCCCAGAACCTTGCATTGGGTTCGGCTTGCCAACGAACCCAGGGTCACCTTTGCTGCCGCAGTTGACTCAAAAACAGGCGACAATGCCTGCACTGGAGCGGAAAAACCAAAAATTGATACCAGCAAAAGGAATACCGAAGGAACAGCCATTATCAATGCAGGCTTATTAACGCGGCGACGCCGTACAAACATGGGGCCTCCTTAAAAAGACCTCCAATTCTACCATTTAGGGATTATTGAACCGACAAGTTCTTAACGCCCAACATGTATTTGTAAAAAAAAATTAAAGTTTTAATTACATTTGAAATAATTAACAGCCCTGCTAATTCCTTCTTCAAGAGATATCTTTGGAGTATAGAAGGAAAGCATTTTCGCCGGGTCGCTACAACGATACTGAACACCCTCGGGGGCTCCGAGTACATGTTCTATCTCCGGAGAGTATCCGCACTCACTAGAAACAAGCGCTGCTAGTTCGTTAAATGAAGTAGGTCTTCCCAAACCAAGATTTATGGGACCTTGAACGTCTTGTCTAACCGCCTCGATGGTTGCAGCAACAACATCATCCATATGTATAAAGTCTCTTACCTGATTTCCCGAACCCCAAATTTTGAATGGATTTGCTTTGTCGACACCACGTTTAATGAATGATGGGAACGGGTAGTCTAGCGATTGGTCCTCTCCGTATCCAGAAAATGGACGGAACACATGAACTCTTAGTCCCTCTTTTTCTGCATAGCCGGCGAGCATCTCTCCGGTGAGTTTTGCCCAACCGTATGTGTAGTCGGGGGATTGGATGTCATTTAAATCAATATCCGTTTCTACTAGTTGATGCGTAGAACCATAATCTTGCAGCTTTATTGGATAAGCAGCCGAGGATGAGTAGTAGACAATTCTTCCCGGTTTTGTTCTCAGCGCCCACTGAAATAACTCAGAATCAATAGCAAGGTCGACTGCAACCGATAATGGCTCACCCTCAATTGTTGCTCTTCCTCCAACTATCGCCGCTAAATGAACCACTAGGTCGAAGCAGGTTTCGTCTGTTGCAAAAAATTTACGGGCGTCTATTCCGTTTTTTATATCTACGCCCACTATGTCGTGGCCATCAAGCGCTTTGTGAAAATACCCCCCCACAAAACCAGCGTCGCCAGTAATAAGAATCTTCACTTACATCCCCACATTCCGTATATGTATGGTTCGCCAAATACTGTTGTATCAAGCATGATAAAAACATCTGGGTTCCACCCAGCATTCTTCAGAAGAGTTTCAACATCTTGTCTACCCCAAGCCCAGTAGTGCTCTTCGTTGGTGTCATACCAAGCATCAATTGGAGTTGATAGAACAAGCATTTTAGATTTATCTCTTATTGATTTTAAAACCGAACTTGGGTCTTCAACATGCTCAATGCTTTCAGAGCAAATATACAAGTCTACATTTTCAATCTTTTTTAAATTAACTTCAAGCGGACCAGAGTATTCATGGCCCTCTGCATAATCGCCGAGTATGGTCTTCTCAACATTTAATGCTTTGACAATTGCACCATTACCACAACTCAGGTCAGCAACTGATTTTGCCTCTGCTTGATATGCCATATCCTTGGCGAGTTGAATTGTTGTGTTTACTCGAATTCCATGTCCACGCCCATAAATTGCATGGTCATGTGGCGTAGCATAAATTTTTGCTAATTCTTTAGCGGTATGAAACTTTCGTAATTTTTTTATCATCTGTGAATTGTCATATCGTGACCACGTGTCTCGATAGCCCCAACTGCTTCTGGGAAGTGTCGAGCAATACAGTCCTCGCGCACATAAGTTGGAATGTTGAGATAATGAAGAGCATCGTGGTGGAAACATGGGTCATCAGACATGTTTTTATCCATATCCCACCTCCACCTAATACCGGAAAAAACATTCCTATCCATGAATATCGCAGCTGCTGAAGCCATGGTGTCCATCACCGGGAAGGGGTACTTGTCAATCGTTGGTCCACGCAGACCATATGTGGTGATGTATGGAGCGCAGAGGGGGTGGTTCATCTCGAGCATTTTGGGGAGAATGTCATCTGGTGGCATTGTGTCTGCAGCCAAAAACAACATGTGTGTACATTCTGGATGTGACATTGCAAAATCATTTGCTAAATTTTGTCCGACGGTTATATGGCGAACACGATTTTTTGTACTTACCTCGGTACGACCGTCATCTAGTAGGTATGTCCAGTATTTTCCACCTATTGACTCAAGACGTTCAATAAACGGTAAAAGCGGTTCAGTCCCCCTTGCATCAACCTGGATTGCGGCGAAGTACTGAATTGCTGCCCAATCTCCGAATCGTTGATACTCAGCTTTTACTTGTTCGGCATTTTTCATCCATGAGCCCCAGTGGTCTGGATTATCCATTACGAACGGATGAACTGTTGTTGCAATCGTAATCATATTTTGTCCTTAATGTATTTCATAACAGTATCCCAATCTTCACCGCGTTTCTCTACAGTAAAGTTCTTTAAAAATTCCCGATTGTGTTCTATTTCATCTCTTCTTTTTGTTGGAATTCGTAGCTCGTCAAGGTGATATACCCATTCCTCTTGCGTGTTGGCAATTCTCCCAATTCCCTGGTCTGCTAGGTATTGATATTCTGGTGAATACGAAGATATGAAAGGTACGCCAGCGGCAGCATATTCGAGACCTTTTATGAAAGATTTAGCATGATTAAATGGGACGTCGCTAAGCGGAACTATGCCTATATCAATTGGTGCAAATAGTTTTGGGTAATCGATAATCGGAGCCAATGGCAGTGTCTTGGACATGCGTTTCTCAACACCAAGTAAATCACTAGCGAAAGGGGCATTGATTGTGTGCCCAGAATGATGAAAATGCATGTTCCGCGTTTTCAGATACCTCGAAAACCAAGGCGACAATTGCTCTAGGTCACCCGACCGCCACGGTGTAGCACCAACCCATCCAATATTCAAGCGATGATTTGGTCTCCCTCTTCGCGGAGTCCATCTGTCAATATCAATTCCGTTCCTCACCATAAAAACATTTGCCCGCTTCGATGAGTAGTAGTCATATAGGAACGGAGTCGAGGTTATTACGGCGTCCGCCTCCATAATTATTTGTGCATAAATTTCACGATTATTTGTAGGATTTTTTTTGGGGTCTGTTGCAGAGTGTGCCCGATTTGATTCATGCAGACCGTCGAACCAATCATCAACATCAACAACTATTTTTTGCCCAAGCTCTCTCGCTCTAGGTATGTAATCCAAAACTTGTTGTTGCATTAATAGTTTGAAAACGAGTATGTCCCAACCCTGCAAGATTTGGTCGTTGTTCACGATTAGACCAAATCCTTTTTCTTGAGTGAAACCAGGAAAACCTATTCCACAAACCCAACCATACTTTGTTAATTCGTTTAATGGCAAGGTACATCTGTACCAAGCGCATCCGTTTGGCTGTAGTGGGTCTGTTCCCCAAGACCAATCACCAGTTAAAAATCCAATAGTTGGTTTATTGTTTCTCGGCATTATGAAAACCTATCATCGCTTTTGTATCCAGAACTTTGTTCAAAATAATTTGTGCGCTCAAGATGTATGTCAGAAGTAATTTGAGGGTTACGAATAGAACTCGATTTACGCTCTTCTATTGTTGACTGAAAGTTATTACGTATTTCCATGTATGCGGATTCTTCGTCTTGTCTAGGTTGCGTGCCCTTGTGCTTTGTAAGTAGGTCAGCAACAGCTTCGTCTGGGGTGCCCCCAACGCCGAAGGTTTTTACTATATCAGAATCCCAGAAATCAACAGCATCACAATCATCTCCATGTAGGTAATCAACGTATGATTCGACTAAATTTGTTTCGTCATGATTGGGAATCGCGAACCACAAGCCACCCTCGTATATTCCCGAATACCTAGATTGGCGTATGACAATCGGGTATAGGCCAAATTCTGAAATATATTTTTCCACTTGTCGAGTTTATACGATAAGGACTATCCAGGAATATGCTATTCACTTGACTTTGGTTGCATGTCTCATCGGGTAAGATGGACCAACGGGAACGACCCGAACTAGGAGAAAATCATGAACAGCAAATTCATTGTAGATACAGCCGAAAGAGCAGCAAAGACATTCGTTCAGGCATACCTTGGCGCCTGGGTCGTAGCTGGTTCTGACTTCAACGCGCTTACCGACATGGCAAATGTGAAAATCGGTGTTGTGGCTGTTGCCGCTTCAATCGCCATGGCGATGGGCCTCAAGAATGTTGGCTCAAACAAGGATTCTGGCTCAGTCCTTTAAATACACGTACACCCACAAGGGTGTTATCTCATCTACAATCTTTTAGGTATTTGATTGGAGAAAACACGTGTCAATGATTGCTGGAAAGTACAACATAGCCTGTCAGCAGGGTTCTACATTTGACATTTTGATGATTTTGCAATACCCAAATCCTGAATATCCCGCTGATTGCGAAGACCCGAATGTATGCCCAGAATACCTAAATTGGGAGCTTTCCGAGTATCGAGCAAGAATGACAGTCCGAAAATACGTCAACTCGGCAACATCGTTAATCACCCTCACTACGGAGAACGGCCGAATATTCCTGGATGAAGAGCCCGGTGGGTTGAGGCTATTCATTCGCGCCGAGGATACATTGGACATTACCTCTTCTGGTGTGTACGACATAGAGATAATTTCCCCAAATAACGAAATAGACAGGGTTATCGAGGGTGTATTTACGCTTTCCCAGGAGGTCACAAAATGACAAACCAAGTAACAAATACACAAAACAGGGTAATCGTCACCGCGACCAGGGGTCCTGGTGTGCAGCAATTCCTCCATCAGGTCCAAGTATTTACCGTTCCAGGAACATTGAGTGTCGGTGTTGGAAGCGCCAGGTTCTACATTCCTGGGGCAATCACACTTAGTAACGTCAGGGCTTCGGTCGGTACCGCCCCAACTGGTTCATCAATAATTATTGACGTTAACAAAAACGGCACAAGTGTTTTTACAACAAACCCAAAACCGCAGATTTACGCTGGTCAAAACGTAGTGTCAACTTCAACGCCAAATACGACTTCACTTACTACTGGGGATTACATATCGGTCGATGTTGACCAAGTTGGCTCCTTGAATCCAGGACAAAACCTAACCGTACAAATAGAATTCACTCCTTAGTGTATTCTTGTAGCAAGCGGTATAAACCGGCCCCTAGCACAAAGGCATCATTAACATGACAATTTCAAGTTACTTAGAAAATAAATTACTCGACACCTTGAGTGCTACGGCATACTCGGCTTCCGCTGCGTACCTCAAGCTTCATCTTGGCGACCCGGGAGAAAATGCAACTGGCTCCCCAGCTGTAGATACACGTCGAAAGGCTGTTTCTTTCAGCGCTGCGTCAGGTGGCTCGAAGGCCTCAAGCGGAACAGTTGAATGGACAAACGTTGCTGCAACAGAAGTCTATACTCACTGGTCACTGTGGGATGCAGAAACCAGTGGCAACGCTCTCTGGTACGGTGCTCTCTCTGCAGCTGCTTCAGTTACCGCAGGTGACACTTTCGAAATCACCTCTCTTACACTGACACTCGAATAATCCACAAGGGGAGTAACCCCTCATGGATGAACAAGAGATAATCGGTTTCTCGGAGCCATTCCGAGGGACGTCGTCGTTCTATGTAGGCTTTAAAACAGTATCGGAGACTGCCTCCGCTACAGCAATCGGTTCTTCGTCTGCGTCGCAACTGCATACAGCACCAAGAACCGCTTCGGCATCTGCTACATCTAGCCACGCTATTGTCTCACTTCACACATCCCCGAGAGGTGGTGTTGGCTCTGGTTCCGCGACAGCCGGCGACCAAGCAATTGGTCTTCATGTTTCGCCAAGACAAGCTTCTGCTTCTGCAGAAGGAAACAGCTCCGCAACTGGCCTTCATATTTCGCCGAGAACAGCAAGCGGAAGCGGAAATGGCTCATCAACCAACCTAAGCGAAGTAATTACATTCCTTAGAGGTGCAACTGCATCCGGTGGTGCAACCGCTGGTGATGAGGCGCTCGGACTACACACTGCACCTAGGAGTGCATCCGGTTCTGGCCAGTCAAGCGAATCGTCAACGAGGGTTAGAACATCTGTTGTTTCTGCTTCAGGCTCGGCAACTAGTAATTCAACAGCAATTGGGCTGCACACGTCGCCACGTACCGCAAGTGATACTGCACAATCAAGCGAGTCTGCAACACGACTTATCATTTCTCCACGAAGTGTTACCGGTTCAGGAAATGGTGATTCGTTTGTCCTGGCCCTTCATACACATCTCAGAACCGCTTCGGCTAGTGGTTCTGGAACTTCAAATAACGCAATCGTCCATTCCAACCTTAGAACTGGTTACGGCTCAGGCTCTGCGACAGCGGGCGATACCGCCCTAACGCTTCATTCAAATCTTAGAACTGCAAATGCTTCAGGTAGCAGCTCGTCGTCTTCGGAAGAAAAAAATACATTACTCAGGACCATATCCGCTACTGGAATTGGTTCGTCAACATCAGAACAATTGCACAGTGTTCGCAGGAGTGGCTCTGCATCAGGACAGTCTGACTCACTCATATCCTACAGATACGGAAAAATTAGAACTGCCTATGGGGATGGTGGGGCGACAGTTAACGATGAAGCTCTTGGTCTACATACTGCCCCTAGAACTGCATCGGGCGCAGGAACCAGCGGTTCCAGTAATTCAATCCTCTATAGCAATCTTCGTTCGGCGAGTGCTTCTGGTGGAGCAACTGCTGGAGACGAAGCAAATGGCCTCCATGTCTCACCAAGAACCGCCAATGGTTCCGGAGCTGGGACACAGAGTACCGACGAAACAAAGACTCTGCACAGAACCTCAATATCTTCTGGAACATCGACACAGGTGGCAAACGGAAGACATACTTCGCCAAGAGGCGCGGTAGGCGCAGGTTCAGCGACTGCTGGAGATACCGCTCTTGGTCTTCATGTTGCACCTAGGTCGGCAGATGGAAGTGGAAGCAGTTCGGAAAGTTCTTCCTCAATTGGAATTCCGGTCAGAACCGCCAGTGGTTCCGGACAGGGTTCAGATTCATCCAACGGTCTACATACTGCTCCGAGAACATCAAGTGGCTCAGGTGTCGGTGGCTCATCCGTTTCAATTGTCACAACATTCATACGAACTGCATCAGGTTCTGGATTTGGGACTTCTGCAACCACTATTCTGTACTCAAACATCAGAACCGCTAATGGCTCTGGTTCTGCAACAGCTGGGGACACCGCTTTAGGGGAGCACATCGCCCCACGAACCGCAAACGCATCTGGTCAGAGCAGTGAACTTGTGTCTCAGCAACTTAGAACTGTTTTCAGAACTGCTTCTGGCTCAGGAATCGGTGGCTCTAGCAACTTAACGCTCTACAGCAATATTCGTTCGGGAACAGCTACAGGTGGAGCGACTGTTGGCGATAGTGCAACAGGTTTGCATACGGCGCCAAGAACCGCATCTGGAAGCGGAACCAGTTCTTCAACCAACCTGAGTGAAGTCATCACATTCCTCAGGTCGGCGACAGCTTCTGGTGGGGCAACAGCTGGTGATTCAGCAGTAAGACGTGTAACGAATATTCGCACTGCAAGTGGCTCTGGTGTATCCGGACAAACAGCATTGTATGACGCAGACCCAATTCAAGGAATCACAGCTGGATACTGGGGTCTTCAGGCCCTTGTTAGTTGAGATGAAGTAAACTAGGAGTAATCATGGCAGCATATACACGCAAACAATATTCGGGCGCGGCTCGCAATACGACTACAACAACACTCTTAACTAACGTTGGGACAACTGTTGACATTGCGGCGACCACTGGATGGCCATCAATTGCTGGCATCCCTTTCTATGTTGTCATAAATCCGTCTTCACTCACTGAAGAAAAGTGTCTTGCAACCATATCTGGTTCAACACTCACTCTCGTTAGAGCCCAGGATGACACCACCGCTTCAGAGCACCAAATTGGCTCTGTCATCTACCCAGTATTTACAGCTAACGACGCTGATGAAGCAAACGAACTTGTAAGCAAGTTAACGACAAAAGGCGACCTGCTTGTAACCGACGGTAACGGTCTTTTCAGACTTGGCGTTGGAACCGACGGATACTTTCTCAAGGCAAATAACTCGGCATCGGTTGGTGTTGAGTGGGCTTCAATTCCGACAATCAACAACCTGAACGACATTGGTGACGTAACAATTAGCGATGCCGAAGAAGGGGATTTCCTGGTTTACAAGAACTCCGCTTCTGCTTGGATTAACGAAACAATCCACTTTATTACTGTTTCGGACACGGAGCCAACCGACGAGGTAAGAGTCGGTGACCTTTGGTACAACTCAAGCGAGCTTGAACTCTATACATACTATTCAGGTTCGTGGCAACAAGTTACATTAACTCCAGAGTTCCCATTGCTGGATGAACTAGACAACGTATACATAGATGCTGCAGCCGAGGGAGATGTTCTTGCGTTTGACGGTTACGACTGGTATAACGACTCAGTAACAAACTTACTTGGTGGAACAATTAATGCGACTACAGCAGAAACTTTGGAGACGGCACGAGTAATCTCTTTATCGGGTGATGTATCGGGTTCTGTGTCTTTCGATGGTTCGCAAGATGTTTCCATATCAGCAACAGTCCAAATAAATTCAATTACCCTTGGAACCGACACGAGTGGAAATTATATGTCTGACCTTACGCAGGGAACAGGCGTTTCGATTACACACACCCCTGGCGAAGGTTCGAATGCGACTATTGCAATTGGACAGGCAGTTGGAACTTCATCATCGGTGCAGTTTGCTGCGATTACTGCTCCACTGATTGGAAATGCTTCAACTGCAACTACACTGCAAACAGCAAGAAATATTGCTGGACAGTCATTTAATGGTTCGTCAGATATATCTATCGCGCCGACAGACTTAACTGGAGTTACGTCTACAGCTGCAGAGCTAAACATTCTTGATGGGGCAACTCTTTCAACTGTTGAACTCAATTATGTAGATGGTGTAACCTCTGCAATTCAAACACAATTGAATGATAAGGCGCCACTCGCTAGCCCGACATTCACTGGAACTGTTTCTGGAGTTTCGGCAACGATGGTTGGTCTCGGCAACGTAACCAACACATCAGATGCGAACAAGCCAGTATCTACAGCAACGCAAACTGCGCTTGACCTTAAAGCACCGCTTGCATCTCCAACATTTACTGGGACGGTAACGCTTCCAGACAACACTGTTGCCCTTGGTGTCAAAACAACTGGAGATTACGTTTCATCTCTCGTTGCAGGTACGGGCGTAACCCTCTCCAATAACTCTGGAGAAACGGCGACTCCGACTATCGCAATTGGTCAGGCAGTTGGAACAAGCGCATCTGTTACATTTGCGAATTTGACAATAACTGGAGACCTGACGGTTTCTGGAACAACGACAGCAATTAACACCACAGAGTTGATGGTTGACGACAATCTCGTTGTTCTTAATAGCAACGTGACTGCAGCCCCAACGGAAAACGCTGGGATTGAAGTTGAACGTGGTTCTTCGGCGAATGTTGCGCTTCGCTGGAACGAGACATCTGACAAGTGGGAAATCACGGAAGACGGTAGCGCATATTTAGAAATTGGAACTACGGCTGACATATCTGCAGCATCCCTTACCAGCCTTAGCGACCTCCCAGATGTTTCAACCGCATATCAAATTGGTGCGACTGGTCCGGCTGGCGGGATAATTTTCATTACTCCAGATACAACTGGTAACTCTACTGGCAAGTATTTCGAAGTTGCACCATCTGCGTCCCAGGTTCAAAGAAGTTGGGCTACTGGTGGAAACCAATCATTGGCGGTTTCTGGGGCAGATG